CCAACCACGCTTGTTTAGCATACGGACATGGTGGCAGTCCGTTTAGCATTTTGTTTGGAACTTCGAGAAAGTCGTGCGACCACTTACGAATGTCAGCTTCTACGGGATGCACGTGTCTTCTTCTTTTGCGATTCTATAAAACGTCTGTATACATTAGCTGCTGCTATTTTACCTGCAACTCTAGCCCGTTGCTCCATAGCTATAGCAGCCTGTGTCTTGTGATTGTGACTTCTGCTAGATGCCTTTATCCTACGTACAGATGCCTCTGCATCTTTTACGGTAGCAAACTTCAGACCCTTGATTGTACCCTTTGGGTCTTCGTCTGTGTACAGGTCACTATGCTTTTTAGACTTTGCTGGCTGGCCTTTTTTTCTTGGTATTCTTTTTTGCGACACTTGGCAATAGTCCTTTATTTACTGCTCTAGCACGTTCACTAAAACCTAGCTTTTGACCTGAACGTATCTTACGTTTTATAGTGGATACTCTGGCTACCATTAAGACTTCTTTAAAATTTTAGCAACTACGTCAGGGCGTTCTTTCTGTAAGGCACGTAAACCGGGATTTAACTTATCTGTAACAGAACCACCTGCTACGTACATGTGCTGCTTACCATTTGCCATGCCACCCTTTGCCATCTGTGTCTTTTTCATCATGCCACCTTTAGCTGCGGCAACATCTGGACCGGGAACTGCAGGACGCTTACGTGCTTGCTTACGCTTCTTCTCTTGTTCTGCTTTCTTCAGCATCTCACTGCGACCAGACCTTTTGTCTTTTGCTGCCCTTTTCTTTTTAGGTGTGGCAGATGTTTGTGCGCCAGAGTCTTTAACTTCTTTACGAATAACAGCAGTAACTGTAGATTGCTTGTCATCATCTTTATTGCCAATACCCAGCATGTTCATCATTGTTTGTGACAAACGAGCATATGGTCCACCCTTGCTTCCGGGCATCTTTTTTGTGTCAGGCATTTTGATAGATTGACCTACACGAATCTTATTTGCATTTTTAATATTTGGATTAGCTGCCAACAGTGCTTGTAAAGTTACGCCTTTGTCTTTAGCAATTTGTGACAGTGTATCTCCTTTTTTTACTTTATATGCCATTAGTATTTTCCTTTACGAGACCTTGGTGATGACTTCGTGCTACCACCTGCACCACCCCACAATGTTCTACACGCCCAGTAACGTGCGCTAAGTTTGTCCGTGGCTGTGTCACATTTGTGTCTCGCACGGAACGACTTTCGGGCTGCAGCACTATAGTTGTGACCATAGCCTGTAGCACCGAAATGAATTAAACGAATTTTATCACCGTCTTTAGCAAGAACCATTTTTTTCTTGCCGGGGCGATTAGACTTAATAGGTTTATTGTAACCGGGAAACTTTATCCCACGATACTCAACTGTCATTACGTAGATGTACCTTTTTTGTACTGTTCAGTTGGGTCAAAACATCCTGTCCACTTAAAAAGCATAGGAGTTTCATACACTGTCCATACGTTGATTAAATCTTTTATCATTTCTTCTATGCGCACTTCACAGCGTTCTGCTGTGTCATAAGGTCCACGATTATCTGTGATTTGCATACACATGTCAGCACTAGCTACATGACA